TTTTGATGCTAACGCAGTTGTAGGTTCAAGTTTTAAAATTACTTGTATTTCAACTACAGCAGCACTAGCGTTCTTGTTACACGATGTCATTGACGGTCTTGCAGCAAATGTTGGCGGCCTTAACCTTAAATAATGGTAGTTAATAAAGCTGGTAATTATACAAAGCCCACTATGAGAAAAAATCTTTTTAATAGTGTAAAAGCTGGGAGTAAGGGTGGAAAGGCAGGCCAATGGTCTGCCCGTAAAGCCCAGCTTCTTGCTAAAAAGTATAAAGCTAAAGGCGGAGGATACAAATAATGGCATTATCAAAAAAACAAAAGAAGATAGCTGCAGTAGCATCACCAAAAAATAAAATTACTGGGGCAGATTTTGCAAAACTAAAGGGTCGAAATGGCACTAGCAAAAAGTCAAAAAAGTCTTAAGTCTTGGACTAAACAGAAATGGCGAACTAAGAGTGGCAAACCTTCTAGCAAAACTGGCGAAAGGTATTTACCTACTAGTGCCATTAAATCTTTATCTAGCAGTGAGTATGCTGCAACTACCCGTAAAAAAAGAGAAGATACTAAAAAGGGTAAGCAGTTTAGCAAACAACCTAAAAAAATATCTAAAAAAACTAAACCCTATAGGAAAGTATAATGGCAGAAGTTGAGTATAAAGGAATAAAGGTAGGTGGCTCCAAGCTACTTCTTATTATACCCCTCGTCGGCACAATTATTGGGGGTTTGTGGGGCGGATTCGAGGCGTATCAGAGATACTTATCTATGGAAAAGAAGATAGCTAACTTTGTATCTCCCGATTTGTCATTTATTACAAACCATATGGTTATGGTAGAGGGTGAACTAGCTATTATCAGCGAACAGTTTACCAACCTTAAAGAAGCTGACCGCCTAGTTAATGAAGTAATTAGCGAACAGGTAAATTCAATTAAAGCATCCTTGGCTAGTGTATCAGCTAGTGTACACGATGCTAAGATTGAGCTTCGAGAAGACTTGACTGGCATAGAATCAACTATGGATAAGCAAGAACAGCGTATGAAAGATGACCTATTATCTTTTGAGGGCGTAATAGAAGAACAAAGACAGCGACTAAAGGAAGATGTATCTACTGTAGAAGGCTTAATGGATAATGTTGAGCTTAGAGTAGATGATAAACTAGATTCTATTAAAGCATCAATGGATCAACAGGAAGATCGCATTGAATTAGACATAGATGACGTTGAAACATCTATAGATACCCAGAGTTTAGACGTAAAGAGTACGTTATCTCAAGTCGAAAAAGATATGGCAGAGCAAGAACAGCGTAATCGACAGAACATAAAGGACGTAAGGGGTGTTATTAACGCTTTTGAAATCCGTATGGACGCTAAAATAGACAGACTAGACACTAAAATAGAAACTTTAGAGTTAAATTTAGATAATAAGATTAAAAAAGCTCTATTAAACCCATTGGCAGGAAATTAATATGTATTATTCTACTAAAAACCAAAAAGACTTTCGTTGCATGGGCAATGGACACTATGAAAAAGAAAGTAATACTGCAGAACGCTTTGGAAGCAAAGATTTACGCGGTAATAACGGTATGCAAAAAGAAACAATTGATAACTTGACACCTTCTGACGATATGATGTACAATATGACTATGATGCTACGTAGGTAGTTATGGCAACACCTAGAAAAGGCAAGGCAAAGGTTAAGATAACCTCGTCAGGCAAGAAGGTTAGCTATGGGCAAGCAGGAAACGCTAAAGGTGGTGGTCCAAGAGTTCGTGTAGGGACATCTAAGGGGAATAGTTACTGTGCAAGAAGCCTAGGAATAAAAAAAGGGCTATCTAAAGAAAAACAAAATGATCCTAATACTCCTAATAACTTGTCCCGCAAACGATGGAAGTGTTCTGGAGCTAAATCCAAAAGGAAATAAACTTGGCTAATAAGGAGAAATGGTGAATGTGGACACCTATTGTACTATTATGTCTTACAGCAAACTTAACAGACTGTATTGCTGTTGGAGGCCCTGCATTACTAAGTAAAGAGTCTTGTGTAAGATCTGTACAGGAAGTTGGGATACCTTATTTTAATAAAAAATATACTGACAGAGTAGTTCGTGGATATAAATGTACACAGTGGAGCGTAGACATATAATGGCCCCACGTAATTACAAAAAAGAAAATGCTAACTATAAAAGTAGACCAGAGCAAATAGCTAAACGTGTTGGTCGTAACAAAGCTAGGCGAATGGCTACAAAAGCAGGCTTAGTTAAAAAAGGAGATGGTAAAGACGTAGATCATAAAAACGGCAATCCATTAGATAATAGAAAAAGTAACCTACGGGTGCAGAAAGCATCTAAAAACAGATCGTTTCCAAGAAACAAAAAAGCAGGAAAGGCTTAATACAATGATGGGCATGAAAAAGAAAGATAAGAAAAGCGTACAAGGATACATGGGCGGTGGTATGGCTAAAAAACCTGCAAAGATGATGGGTGGAGGCATGGCTAAGAAGTCTATGGGCTACAAAAAAGGCGGTATGGCTAAAGCTGGTGCGTCTAATCCTCCTAACAGAAAAGCTAAGAAGTAACATGGCAAAGGGTGTACAGCATTACTATAAGGACGGGAGAAAGTTTAATGGGGTTAATCATAAAATGTCTGATGGGACCTTACACACTGGTAAAACTCATACTAAAGGCTCTAAACCCTTGGTCCATTTTAAAGATCTTACCAAGGCAGCAAAAGAAAAATCTAAACGTGCCTAAGTATTTAGTAGGAAAGAAAAAAAGTAATGGCTAGACAACTAACAGAAAATCAAACTAAATTTCTGGAGGTTCTGTTCGATGAAGCAGGGGGTAATCACGCTGTAGCAAAAAGACTAGCTGGCTATAGTGAGAATACCCCTACTAAATCTGTAAGAGATGCTTTAAAGGATGAAATCTTAAGCGCAACTACAGATTACTTAGCACAGATTGCACCTAAAGCTGCTATAGCTATGGCTAGTGCCTTAGATGATCCTACTGAGTTAGGCATACGAGACAAGATGGCTGCAGCTAAAGATCTATTAGACAGAGGTGGCTTTGGTAAAGTAGATCGAGTTGATGTAAATTCTTCTGGTGGTGGCGTATTTATATTGCCAGCTAAAGAAGGTACGAACGAATAACTAAAAGAGACTTAGGCTATTGGGAACTACCAAAGCCGCGCAGAGGCCAAGAGAGAAATTGGCACACAATAGCAAGAGTATCCTTACTACAAATTCCATTTGGGTATGAAGTTAATCCTACCAATGAAAGACTACTAGAGCCAATAGCACACGAGCTTGACGCATTAGAACTTGCCAAACAGCACGTCAAACAGTATAGTATTAGAGATGTAGCACAATGGCTGACAAGACAAACAGGGAGAAGTATCTCCCACATGGGTTTAAAGAAAAGATTAAGCATTGAGCGAAAACGTAAGAAAGCAGTTATTATTAAACGGAGACTTGCCCAACGTCTCCAAGAAACGCTACAAGAGATCGAAAAGCTCGAAAACGGTAGAGTTGGAGCCTACTCCGTTGGAAAGCCCTCAACAGAATAAAACAGTTCCTGCAGTCCCGATGGCTGCCCCGTTTGACACAGAAGTTGCACAAGACATAGTTTTCCAGCCTAATGCTGGCCCACAAACAGAATTTTTATCATCATCAGAACGTGAGGTTTTGTATGGTGGTGCTGCAGGTGGTGGTAAATCTTATGCAATGTTAGCTGATCCATTACATGGATTAAACAGTCCTAACTTTAGTGGGCTACTAGTCAGACACACAACTGAGGAACTTCGTGAACTTATACAAAAAAGCCAAGAACTATACCCTCGTGCAATACCAGGTATCAAATGGTCTGAGAGGAAAAGTCAGTGGACCTCACCTAGAGGTGGAAGACTTTGGATGTCGTACCTCGACAAAGATATGGATGTTACACGTTATCAAGGTCAGGCGTTTAATTGGATCGGTTTTGACGAGCTAACACAATGGAGTTCTCCTTACGCTTGGGACTATATGAGATCTCGTTTGCGTAGTGCTTATGCATCTGAACTAGGTTTGTATATGAGAGCAACAACAAATCCAGGAGGTTTAGGACATCAATGGGTTAAAAAAATGTTTATCGACCCTTCTCCGTCAAGAAAACCTTTTTGGGCTACGAATATAGAAACAGGGGAAGAAATACGCTTTCCTAAAGGCCATACTAAAGAAGGACAACCTTTATTTAGACGTAGGTTTATTCCTGCTAGTTTGTTTGACAATCCTTATTTGGCTGAGAGTGGCGACTACGAAGCAATGCTTCTTTCTCTTCCAGAACATTCAAGAAAACAATTACTAGAAGGTAACTGGGATGTAAATGAAGGTGCTGCTTTTCCTGAGTTTAATAGAAAGATACACGTAGTTGATCCATACAAGATACCAACCAACTGGACAAAGTTTAGAGCTTGCGATTACGGCTACGGAAGTCATACAGGAGTTGTATGGTTAGCAGTAGCACCAGACGAGTCACTAGTAATATACAGAGAATTGTATTGCTCAAAAATTACAGCAACAGACTTAGCTGACATGATACTCGACGCAGAAAAAGAAGATGGAACAATACGATACGGAGTACTTGATAGTTCGTTATGGCATAATAGAGGAGACACTGGTCCTAGCCTAGCTGAACAAATGAATATGAAGGGGTGTAGATGGAGACCCTCTGATAGATCAAAAGGCTCTAGGGTGTCAGGAAAGAACGAATTGCATAGAAGACTACAAGTTGATGAGTTTACAGAAAAACCACGGATGGTGTTTATGGCTACATGTACAAACACAATAGCACAACTACCAGCTATTCC